GCCGCTATACCACTAAGTATGATGACAGGAAATCCAACAGGTATTGCTAAATTTGCTAAAGGAGCTATGAAAGCCCCAGGTGCTGCAGCAAAAACAGCAGGTAAAACAGCAGGTATGATGGGTGCAGCCGGAGGAATTGGTTCTCTTCCATATGTTGCAGGTCTTCTTTCTAACGAAAATTAAATGGTTGCGGGAGCTATTAAAGCAGGTTCTAGATTTGCTAAAATTATACGTGAAGTTCCTAAAGGCATTGAATCACTTGTCAATAAACTTTCTCCTCAAGAAGATGTTAAACGATTAGCGGAAATTGAATTCTTAAAAGATAATAATGTAAGTCAATCAACATTAGATAATCCATTTTTTGGATACCAATATAAAGAAAGAGTAAAAGGATATGAAGATGACATATCAAACGCTTACATGTCTCCTCCCAAACCTTCTTTAACAAAAACGCAAATGGAAGATCTTGCAGGAGAGCAACAAGTAGATGATATTTTTTCCTCGTGGTTAAATGAAGATAATAGAAAAATAAAAGAAGCTCAAGACGCAGAATTTTTTAAAGGCCTTAAAAAAGATATACCAGGAGAAAGACCAAGACTTACTCAATCTGGAAAGTACGGTAGAAAACCTAGATCCTCGAGCCCTTTTTTAGAAGCGGTATCTAGTAATCCTAAAATAAGAAATACCTATGAAACTATGGATCCCAAACAAAAACATATGATAATTAGAGCACACGCATTAGAACAATCTGCAGTTAGTAAACTAAAAAATAACGGTTTTGATTTACCTAAAAATTTTTCTATTTATGAGATGGTTCCACAGAAACATTTAAATTATATTATGGGTGAATCATTGGAATTTGATCCAAGGTATGCGCAGTCATTATCTACCCAAAGAAGAAACAAAAAACATGAAACAATTGGAGGAGATCTAATTGTGCAATTAGTTAAAAAATATAAAGCAATGGGATATAATTTTACACCTAATAAAGGTGAGAAAAGGGGTGGAGAATGGCTTAAAGACGAAAACTTAGCTCCTTCAATTAAAGAGATAAAAAAAATAAACGAGGAAATTGATAAACTTGTATTAGAATTAGATAATTTAAAAATACCTACGATGTTTTATAATCCTGCTAAGGATCAAATGAGATATTATGGTAAGGGGCCGGATAATGTATCTGTTGATTTAAGAAAAGATGTTATGGAAAAAGGATATAAAGATGGTGGCTTGATTGATACGAACTTAGATGATACAAGCACTGTTGTGGATGATTTACCTTTATTAGACCCTCAAGAAAGTATCGAAAGACACCGTATGGCGGCTGGTGGTGTATTTAATTTATATAAAACTTTATCTAAAGTACCCAAAGCTGTTGGAAGTTACATAAAACAATCTAAAGGAACCCCTTCTTCTGCAAGTGATATAGCTGTTACGCAAGCAGTAGAAGATAAACCCGCAATGTTTCTTGAAACCGTTCGTGTTTTGGAAGAAGCACCGGATGCAAAGCTTACACCTAATGAATGGCTTTCTTATGTAAAACAAAAGGGTGTTGGTAATGTGGAACTTGATGAGTTTGGATTGGAGCCTCTTCTTAATAACATGATGAAGCCTCAAAAGGGAAGTGCTTCATTTAAAAAATCTGAAGATAATTTAAAGGTTGTTCAAGAAGAAGGACAAAATATTACAAGAAATTTTAGTGACTTGATGAATACGCATAGGGGAGATAAAACACATCCTGATGTTATTGCTGCTACTGAAGCATTACAGGCACATAAATTAAAAGTTAAGCAGGCAAGTGACGTTCTTGCAAAATTAAAATCAGAGCAACGTGCGGCAACACCTTTATTATCAAAAACCGAGCTCCTTGAAACTTATAACAAGGAAATGCCACAAATTGATATGGATATTTCCATGGCAGAGCCTGTATCACGTGGTGCAAATGACATTGTACAAATGCTTACAAAAACACGTCCAAAAACAAATAATAGTAATGTAGAACCTGCAAATGTTTTTTCTAATGACGCACGTTTATTTAATGAATTACAACAACCTCCTCAAGATGTGACAGGAATGAAAGTTCGTGAAATGCTTCTTAATAATATGCAAAACCTACAAGTATCTAATCCAGCCGCAGATCCTATTAACAGCAGTATAATTAAATTTTTAAAAAAGAATTACCAAGGTGTTGAGATGCACAAAGGAGCTGAATTTAAAGAGATGTGGGAAACTGGATTTCCTAAAATGTTTCATGGAACAAACGACATTGTAAAAAAAGATCATTTTGAAGTTTTAAAAAATTTAGTGCCCCAAGAAGATATAGCGCAATTAGCAAAATCTAAAAATATACCAGAAGAAAAAGCCTTTGAACAACTATACCAGGCACTTAACATATTTGACAGAAATGTAATGACAGCAGACGTGCCTATTCCTTTTTGGACCAAGAAACTTTTATACCGTATGGGTGATATGAGTGAAGGAAGAGGATTCTTTTATAAAAGCAGAAAGAACCCTTCACATGAAGGCACACAGTTTATTCCAGGTGGATCTGGTTATGGAGAGCTTAAGTTTTACCATAATTTTAAAGATGGGTCTGTAAGATCCGCAGAATCAAAATATAAATCAGGACACTTTGGCGGAGATGTTTTTGGACCAGACATTAGTCAAGATGGTACAATAAATGCCGGTAATTCACCGTTTGGTTGGCTTAGATTTAGTGAAAGAACTGACGAAAGTGGTAGAAAACTGCTACTTGTAGAAGAAACACAGTCTGATTTACATCAAAATGTGGCTCAAAAAGGGTATAAGTACGCACCAAGGCTTGATAAAGGTAATGTTATGGCTGAAATGAGTGATTTTGCCGCACAATTAGTTAAAAAAGAAGATACTCTTGCATCTACACGCCTTAGAAAAGACAATCTTTTACAATTACCCCGTGAAGAACGTAATTTACCTGAAAATGTTGCTGAATTAAAGAATGTTGAAAAGGCAATGAGTAAATTAGTCGGTGATATAAAAAGTTTAAGGGTAAAAGTACAAAAACAAAAGGCAGAAACGGGAAAAAGTGGTTCAGTTCATCCTGATGTACCTTTTAAGAAATCAGAAAACTATGCAAAAGTATTTATGCAAGGATTAATGAAGATGGCTGATGATCAAGGGTATGATGGTATAGGTTTATCTACCGGTAAAATGAAAAAACAATATGGAGGTATTCCAAAAGGTGGCGATAAGTTTTATGATGAGATTGGTGTTAAAGCTATGAAACGTATTGCTAAAAAAAGTGGTTTTAAATTTGGTGACACAACTATTATGGACGGAAATGGCTTTACATGGGAGAAGATTCCTATTATCTCCATGCGTGATATAAATACTGGTAAAAAAATTGCTGGTGAATCCACTATTCCAGTGTATAATAGGGGTGGGCAAGTAAATAAACGACAAGGATATAATGGCTATTAAATCAAGAATGCCGGCAGCAGGATCAATTGAAAAAGCTATAGAAGCGTTGACTGACGGAATAGAAATTGCAGATAGTCAAGCTACTGAAATTGAACTTCCAAATAATGGAACAGCGATGGAAGGTGGCGTTGAAATAACTGAATTAGAAGATGGAGGCGTTGAAATTAATTCAGATCCTAACGCACCAGTTGATCAATCACAAATTCCTTTTAATGCTAATTTAGCAGATTACATTGAAGACACTGAATTAAAAAATTTATCCAATACTTTAGTTGCTGCTTTTCAATCAGATTTTGATTCAAGAAAAGACTGGCATGATACTTATGTAAAAGGTTTAGATATGCTAGGGTTTAAATATGAGGACCGTACACAACCTTTTGAAGGTGCAAGTGGCGTTATTCACCCTTTACTTGCTGAATCAGTTACACAATTTCAAGCACAAGCTTATAAAGAATTATTACCTCCAGCCGGACCTGTTAATACAGAAATAGTTGGTGAAATTACACCTCAAGTAGAAGAACAAGCTAAACGTGTAAAAGATTACATGAATTACATGATAACACATGTAATGAAAGAGTATGACCCAGATATGGATCAACTGTTATTTTATTTACCATTAGCGGGATCAGCTTTTAAGAAAACTTACTATGATGGACAATTAATGCGTCCAGTATCTAAATTTGTTTCCGGTGAAGATTGTGTTATTAATTATATGGCTACTTCTTTAGAAGATGCTTCACGAATTACTCATTCAATAAAAGTAGATGGAAACACTTTACGTAAACAACAAGTAAGCGGTTTTTATAGAGATATTAGTTTAGTTACAGGCTCTATTACTACTGGAGTAAATGAAATAAAAGATAAAATTGACGAATTAGAAGGTGTTAGCCCTGGCATTCCTCAAGATGATGATGAACATCAATTATTAGAAATGCATGTTGATGCAGATGTTCCTGGTTTTGAAGATGAGCAAGGAATTAAATTACCTTACATTATTACTATTGATAGTTATTCAAATGAAGTTTTATCTATTCGTCGTAATTGGAAAGAACAAGATCCTGCAAAAGGACGTATAGAATATTTTACTCATTACAAATTTCTTCCAGGTTTAGGATTTTATGGCTTTGGTTTAATACACATGCTTGGTGGTTTATCAAGAACTGCAACAAGTGTTTTACGACAGTTGATAGATGCAGGTACTCTTGCTAATTTACCAGCAGGTTTTAAAGCACGTGGAATGCGTGTTAGGAATGAAGACACGCCTTTACAACCAGGTGAGTTTAGAGATGTGGATGTAACAGGTACCTCTATTAGAGAATCCCTTATGCCACTTCCCTATAAAGAACCTTCTCAAACTTTATTTGCTTTACTAGGATTTTGTGTAGATGCAGGTAAATCTTTTGCCGCTATTGCAGACATGAAAATGGGTGAAGGAAATGAACAGAATCCAGTTGGAACAACATTAGCATTACTTGAACGTGGGACAAAAGTAATGAGCGCAATCCATAAAAGATTACATTATGCTCAAGGAATTGAATTTAATTTACTAGCTAAATGTATTCAAACTTACTTACCTCCGGAATATCCTTACATGGTACGTGGTGGTAATAGAGCTATTAAAGCTCAAGATTTTGACGAAAGAGTTGATATATTACCGATATCTAACCCTAATATATTTTCTATGTCTCAACGTGTTATGTTGGCACAACAACAATTACAATTAGCGCAAGCTGCCCCGCAATTACATAATTTAAGAGAAGCATACAGACGTGTTTATCAAGCTTTAGATGTAGATAATTTAGATGCATTATTAAAACCAGACCCAGGTAACCCTAGTCCTAAAAGTCCTGCAACTGAAAATGCGGAAGCTATGTCTGGCCAACAACCAAAAGCTTTTCCAAAACAAAATCATCCTTCTCATATTGAAGCGCATGCTGAATTTATGTTTACGCGCCCGGTTCAAATTAACCCTCAATTATATGCAATGATGGAAGGTCATATTTTACAACACATTTCTATTTTTTCAGCAGAACAAGTTGAAAAAGAAATGGTTCCACAAGCTGAAGAAATGCAAAAACAAATTCAAGAGATGCAACAACAAGCACAACAAAATCCAGCGTTGCAAGAACAAGTAGCAAAACAAATTCAAGGAATGCAAGAAGAGTTTTTAATTCAAAAAGAAGCTCAGATTTCAGTTGTAGAAGCAAAATTAATTAAAGAAATGGCAGCTGAAGAAACTAAACGAAGTGGTTTAGAAGATCAAGATCCATTAATTAAATTAAAACAACAAGAGATTGATTTAAGAGCCGCTGAATTAATGCAAAGAGGTGAGCATGATGATCAAGAAATGTTACTTAAAACTTCAGTTGAAGCAGAAAAATTAGATCTCGAAAGAGAAAAAGTAAATAACGCTGCTGAAGGAACTGTAATGAAAGAATCTTTTGGCTTGATTAAAGACCAAGCAAAGGATACCATTAGTGAAATAAAAGAAGATGTAATTACATTACGTGAAGATCGTAGAACACGAAGTAATGAAAAAATTGCCTCTTTTAAGGAAAGAAGTTCAAATGCAGGAAAAAGAAAAGATAAATAAAATTATATCTGCTATGAAAAAAGCAGAAGAACTTGCATTAAAAGAGATTAATGGTAAGGAAGAAGATATTCTACTTGTAGCTGCTGGATTAGCCGCTGTTACAAGAAATTTGTATATTGACATGTTGGGTCCAGAGCAAGCTCAAAAAGTATTTGAAGTTATGCTAGATTCCTTTATAGTGTCAGATGAGATTTATTTTAAAGGCTCTCATTATGAGAAACCTACAATACATTAACAAGGAGGTAATATGAAGTTACTTAAAGATATTTGGGAACATTTAAAAGAGTGGAGTGAGTGGGGAATAAAAGACTGGATTAAAGCTGGTATAGTTACTATAATAGTACTAATCATTCTTAAAACATTAATATAATTGGCTAGAGTGACTAAAAGGAAAATTTAAATGGCGTCATTATTTGATTACGTAAAAGATAGAGGTGGAAGAAAAGCACCAACAGGGTACACTTTTAGAACTAGTAACAGTGGTAACGATACATATACTCCAGTTAATCAAAATAATAGGTCTAACAGATTAAAAAGAAATCCAGGATCAATGGGTGGAGGACGTTCCCCTTTAGATAATCAACGTGGTTTTTCTAATCAAGGAATTGGATCTTTCTCTAACCGTCAACCTGGATTATTTGGTAGTAGAACAGCAATGCCAAGCCCAGCTGCTCCTATAATTGAAGAAGAAGAACAAATTAGTGGTAAAACTGATGAAGGTTTATTAAGAAATATTCGTAATGATGCCGTAGGCATGTCTACTGATTTAATTAGAGATCCTTTAGTAAATGCTGCTAAAAAATTCCCACCAGGATTAATGGGATTGTTTGGAAGAATGGGTGATAGTATAGGAAACAATCGACAAGATCATAAATATTTAAACTCAGTTTTTGGTAGAGCAAGTCCAGATAAAACAATGGCTTTTTTTGATAAATCAACATCCGATGCTAACAGAAACATGGGAACAGACAATATGTCAACAATGTCAATAGGTGATACAAGCCGTGGTTCTAGTTTAGGTCAGGCAATGAAATATTTTGAACGTGCTGGAATTACTGAACAAAACATGAAAAGATTTATGGATCCAAATGATAAGTTTTATGGAAATCAAGCTTATTTATCTTCACAAGCTGGTGGAAGTGGAGCAGAAGATTTTGCAACAGGAATGTCATTTATTAAAAATGCAAAATCTAGTGCAAATTTAGCAAGAGATGTTGCAGGACAACAATTTACTCAAAATGCGTATGAAAACCCTTCTAGTAGAGCTTCTCCATTAGATGATTATTCTGCATACGAAGATATTACAGAAACTATAACAGAAGATTCTTATCCTAATAGACCACCATTATTTGAAGAAGATTTTTCACAACAGGATGAAGATTTAGAAGGTTTAACTTATAATCAAAGATTTAATAAAGCCCCACTCTTGTCTGATTCTTACAATGATTTTTTTAATCAACCAGGAAATAATGCTTATCCTCCTCGAAAAAATCCCGTCTCATATTTAAATAATGGATTTGGTTTTCTTGAGGAAAATGAAGATGGCGAACCGTATTACCGATACTAGATAATTATGGTTAACCCACATTTAGATTATGGGGTACCTTGGTCGCCATCCCCGCCACAATCAACTCCTCAACCAGTAAATCCTGTAAATCCTAATTTTGGAAATAATCAAAATAATAATCAACAAGGTAATCAAAATAATAATCAACAAAACACTACACCTATTACAGATGTAGCAGCAGAACAAGATGCTGCTGATGATGCTTACGCTACTTCATTATTTGGAGGAAACGAAAATCATCCAGAAGCAATTCCAGCTAATGAAGTATATGGGCCCGGATCAACGGATCCAGGAATGGGTTACGCTTTTACAAATATAAATCCAGATCTTTTGCCTAAATTAGGTTTAGATCAAATGGATCCTAAAGTCTTAGAATCTTTTGGTTACGCTACTCTTAATGAAGATGGTTCTATCTTTAGTACCAAAGGCACTACAATGCCAAACGAACTTCTTAAATTAATTATGGAAGGAAGTTTTGTTAGTGGTAATGAATCCGTTGAGACTGATGAGCCTTACACTACAACGTTTTCACAATTTCAAGATCAAAGTCAAATGGCAGATGCAGGTAATCAAAATGCTGTAGATTGGTTAGAGGACAATACTCTATTTCCTGGGGGATTAAATGAATATTATGATGTTATGGATCCTTCTAAAAATCCTAATCAAATAGCTACTACTAGTGGAGGAGGAGGTTTTTATGAGCCAGAAAGTGATTTAATTGGTGATAGAAAAGCGTGGCAAGAAAAATTGTTTTATGGACCAAAAATAGCTCCTCAAAGACAAATGGAACAATCTGGATTTATGAATACAATGACTAATCCTTATTTAAAAGATATGGCAGAAACATTAGAAGGGGGATTATATGGTAAAAGTGTATTTAATCCTGGTATGGGAATTAATCCTGTTGGATTAGAAAGAAAATATGCTACAGGTAGATCACGTGGTGGAATAATGGCAATTTGGAACGATAGGAAATAATATGGTATTACAAGTTTTAGGAAGTTTATTTGGTGGAAAAGATGGGGCTCTTAAACAAGTAGCTTCGGTAATAGATTCACTTCATACATCCGAAGAAGAGAAGTTAGATAAAAAGATTTTAATGCAACGTATCCAGCAAAAAT